TCGCGGCCTGACTGTAACACAAGAGTATCTTACTCTTGAGAAACAGCATCGAGAAGAAATTCTTGGCATAGATGAAGCTTTACAAAAACGTGCGCAAGCAGAACAAGAAGCAATCCGTGTCCAAGACAAAGATCGACTTTCATTATTGGCGTATATTAAAACCATCGAAAAATATAAAGACACGCTCGAAAAAGACAATAAAACTGATAGTGCTGTATATGGAAAATCTGTTGGTATGTCGAATGCAGGCTGGGATCTTCTCAACGAACTCAATAGGAGCCCAGACAACAAAGATCAGGTCGCGAATCTATGGGGGCAAAAATATAATCTTCAAGGCGTAACGGATCTTGAAAGTGCATTTAAGGCATTGGCGATCGAGGCCGCAAAGGCCGGCATTGAAGTCCAAGATTTACGCACCGAGACGGAAAAATTTAGAGCAATCACTCAGGCAAAGACAAATATCGCAAATATCCAGTCTCAATTGATGGATTATCTCGAAAAATTCCCGAAGGTTGAAAAAGTTCTTGCTGAGCCGGTTCAAAAATTAAAAGCGGCGCTTGCCGATCCGAACGCATACAAGGACGCTGGCCGGTTGAAACAAGCAATGGCAGAGCTTCGTGCTCAGGCAAAATCGCTTGGTCTGGAGTCTGGAAATCTCATTGATAAATTCCAGAAACTGTTTGGTCAGCACTTGAGCACTATGATCACCATGGCGGCTCTGCACAAAATGCAGGAAGCGCTACGGATTGTGTACCAGAACGTGGTCGAGATTGATACGGCGGTTACCGAACTTCGTAAAGTCAGCGAGTATGCGGGTAAATCGCTTGAAGAGTACATGGGTCGCGCTGCTGAACAAGCACAGAAGTTGGGAGTATCTATCAGTAATTATATCAATTCTACTGCTGATTGGAAGAGACTCGGTTATTCTGATGAAGATGCAGAAAACATGGCCACCTACTCTACCCTGTTACACAATGTTGGAGATGGGATTGATGATGTCAACACTTCATCTTCTTACTTAATCTCGACATTACAGGGTTTTGGATTATTAGCTAAAGATGCTGAAAATGTAGTCGACCAGATTGACAAAGTAGCAAATACACAGCCAATTACAGCACAAGCCATCGGCGAGATTCTTACTCGTTCTGCTGCAAGTATGAAAGCTGCAAACAACGATTTGGCGGAAACGATCAGTTTGGGTACCGCAGCCTATGCAGTAATCCAAAATGCCGAAACGGTTGGAACCACCTTAAAAAGTGTATCTATGTATCTTCGAGCGGCCAAGAGCGACCTGGAAAGTGCCGGAGAAAGCGCAGACGGATGTGCAAATTCTGTATCTGAATTGCGCAGCGAGTTAAAATCTCTTACTGGCGTCGATATCATGATCGACAATAAAAACTTTAAGAGCACATATCAAATTTTAAAAGAATTATCTCAAGTATGGGACAAGCTATCAGACGTGACACAAGCAAATGTCACTGAAATGATTGGCGGTAAGAGAAACG